CGTCACGCTGAACCACCTCTACCAGCCCTTCGGCCTCTCCTACGCTGATGTCCAGAACGGCATCCGCCTCGAGAAAATCCTGAAGATCAACATGGACAAGCTCGCGGACTCCATCTGGGCCGCCGCCACCGCCCCCATCACCGTCGCCAACTTCGGCGCCGCCACGGTCACCGCCGCTGACTCGGCCGTCACCCCTGGCTCCGCTGAGCTGAAGGCTCTCTGGGCCGGCATCTCGAAGGCCGGTCGCAAGACCCTCATCGTGAACCCGGGCATCTACAGCCAGCTCATCCCGACCTCCACGACCTCGCTCCCGCTCTCCGCTGGTGCCTACGGTTTCGACGGCGGCGTGTTCTACGCTTCGTCCTTCCCCTCCGAAGCCAAGCTCGCTGGTTTCGCCTGCTCCTCGGAAGCCATCGCGATGGCCGCCGCCGCTCCGGACCTCGAAGCCGTCGGCTCGGACTTCCTCGTCCGCGAAGTCGTCCCTGTCGAAGGTCTCGGCCTGAACGTCTACTACAACGTCTGGGTCGATAAGAGCACCCGCAACGTCATCGGCTCCATGGAACTGATGTTCGGCGCGAACAAGGCGATCACGGCCGGCACCATCGCCTCGGTCTACAACCCCTAATCGGGGCTGAGCCTCTGAACAGCCCCCAGCGATGGGGGCTTTTTTGTACCCCCTTTCCCTCCCATGAGCATCTATAGCACCTTCCTCGCAGATTATCAGGGCTTGCTCGCCGACATCGGCGTCCCTGCCACCGTGAACGGCAACCTGTTCCTGGTCGCCCTGTCCCGCCCGATGAGCACCCCTAAGTTCGACGCTGGGGGCTTCGTTGACCAGAAGATGTGGACGGTGCGTTTCGCCGCCGCTACTGCCCCTTGGACGGCTTCTGATGGCCGGGTTGGGGGTCAGGTAGCCACCATCGTCTCGGGCGTCCCTATCGCCGCCTTGGGCGAGGGCAAGAAGCTGACGGTCAACGGTCAGGTCCTGCGCATCAAGGGGCAGGCTTACAAGCAGGCCAGCGCGGTCATCGAACTGGACTGCATCGACGATAACCAGGTTTAACCGTGCCCATCGAGCCCAAGAGTCTGGCGGACTTCAACGCGACCATGGTCCAGTTCTCCAAGGAGATCGGTGGCGACGTCGAGATGATTGCCCGGGAGCAGATGCACCTTATGTGCCGGGATGCCATGACCTTCACCCCCCCTATGCCTAAGGGCGGGGGCCGTGGCCTTACCGCCGCCGCCCATAAGGCAGGCATGAACAAGCTCGCAAACGACGTGCGCCGCATCTTCGTCGCCCAGGATGAACCAGTGCGCGGCAGGACGGTATTTCTCCGCAAGGTCATCAGCGCCGTCAGGACGAACAACTCGCAGGCTTTCTACGAAATCCACCAGGACGTGACACCGGGCAAGGTCAAAGCCCTATCCCCGGTCATGCAGAAAATCATGGAGGATACCAACTGGCGGCGAGCGCAGGCCAAGGCGAAGAACTACCTGAACAAGTCGGTGGTCCGCGAGAACCTGAAGGAGTCCAATCAGTTCACCGTGGACCTCCGCAAACTTCACGACCAGGCAAAGGGTGCCGTCGGCGGACGCTGGCCCAAGAACGCCAAGTACAAGGGCCCGCAATACCTCGTGCCTAACACCATTTTCCTGAATGCCTACATCGCCGAACGCCAGTTCAAGGTCGGCAGGGTTAAGGCTGGCTGGTCTGCGGCCAAGATGCTAATCCCTCAACCAGTGAACAAGCGCGGAAATCCCTACAACCGAGGCGTCTATGAAGCCCCTTGGGTCGATGCCAACCGTGCAGGCATGGGTACGTTCAACGCCAGCCGGAGCGGTCAGTCCGTCTCGATGACCATCGCCAACATGATCGGAAACATCAACAACGTCGCCGACGAAGCCCAGACCGAGAACATCGTCTACGGCAACCGCGTCAAACAGATGGCCGCCGCCATCCAGTCACGCATCGAGAAGACGGCAGCCGCCGCAAACCGTAAGAAATAACTTTATGGGTACCAAAAGCGTCAGATACATCGTGGAGTCCGCCCTGGCCTCCTACCTCTCCGCCCAGACCGAACTGGCCGGAGTCTCGATCTACAAGGGCGACACCTCAGAGACCGCCGTCCTGCCGAAGGCCGTCGTCCTATGCGAGACCGCCGGAGTGCCTAACGATATGCCTCAGGGCCTAGGCAACTACAACTGCGGGGTCCGCATCACCGTCTTCACGTCCGCCGACGACAACACCCTCGACCAGCACCGCGAGCGCTGCGCCGGGGTTGCCGGAGCCATGCAGGACTTGACCCTCGTCCGGGCGGCCTTCGTCGCCGGGGGAGATGCCCTCTGCTACGACGTCACCCCTGGGCAGGAACTGGAAGGGGTCTCTGAGCGTGCTTGGGCGTCCGTCCTGCCCTTCGACGTGCTGGTGGTCGTGAACCCCCAGCCATAACCCGAACTAGCGAGCAATAGGTATATGGCCGCCGTCGTCAAAGGGGTTTCCGCAATCTATGGTGTCGAGAACACCACCGTCACGAACGCCATCGTTCAGTCGTACACCAACGACGGCGAGTTCAACAACGAGATCACCATCGTCGATGAGACGGGCAAGACCGTCGCTTGGCGCGGTGATGACCGCAAGACTCAGGTGACCGTCGAGCTCATCGCCAAGACCACCGCCATGCCCATCCTTGGCGGCTCGTTCTCCGTCACCGTCAACACCGCTTCGTCCTACACTGGAGGCACGGCGGCCACCTCTTTCTCCGGCTGGGTCACCAAGATTTCGGATAAGGGCTCGAACAAGGGCTACTCCGCAGTGACCGTCACCGCCGTCGGATACGAGGGGGTTGTCCTGTAAGTGGACAAGCGTTTCCTAAGCGCCTTTACCGACCCGGCCCGAATCAAGATTCTGGGCCGTTTCGTTTCGCCGTTCTCTCTCCTTCACCGCGTACAGCTGCAGGCCATCGACAGCCCGCTGCTGCGTGATGGTTCAGACGTCCGGCCTGCTGACCTGCTCGTTGCCGTGAAGATCTGCGCCGGCGAGCCTATCGGCAAGCCCACGCTCAAGGACTCCTGGTATCTCGGACGCATGAACCGGAGCGAGATGTACTTCGTCCGCCAGATGGTCCGCTTCTCCGAGTTCGTCCTGCTTGAATCTTGGCCGAAGTTCTGGGAGAAGAAGGACCAGAGCCGAGAGACATCCGGCATCCCTTGGCCTCTGGCTGTCGTGACCGGACTGATGCGCAACGGCGTCAGCGAGGAAAGGGCTTGGACTATGCCCGAGTCTCAGGCAATCTGGCTTCACTCGGCATTCGCCGTCAGCCACGGAGCGGACCTGAAGGTCCTCACCCATGAGGACGAGGAACTAATCGCCCAACTCGAAAGCCAATGAGCAACGTCATCAAGTTCAGCATCACCGGCGACACCAACGCCGAACAGGTGACGAACCGCGCCAAGACCGCCGTCTCTGGTTTCGACAAGCAGGTCGAGGGCATCGGCAAGAAATTCGGAAACGCGTTCAAGGACATCTTCCTAGGATTCGCTGCTCCGATGGTCCTGCTCAATCAGGCGATGAGCATGATTTCGGCCAGCATCGAGAAGGCCAAGCAGGACGCGCAGGACGGTATCGACCTGATGGCCAAGGGGGAAACCATGTATGCGACCGCAGAGGAGAAGAAAATGGCGAACTTCTTCAAAGCCAAAAAGGCTCGCGAGGAAGAGCAAGCCCAGGTCGCCGCAGGTAAAGAGAAACTTGGCCGTGACTTCTCGCAGACTCCAGAAGGCCGTTCTGCAATGAAGGACTTTCTGAACATGGGAATGAACCGATCGCTTGTTCAGGTGGGCATGGGTGGCGTCGTCAGTTACGAGGCAGTGTTCAAGAGCTCCGCGTTTCAAGACTTCATGGTGAAGCGGTTCGTCCAGACGCCTGCAGGCGCTGCCTACAAGCCAATCTTCGACTCTGCAGGCAAAGACAACTTCAAACCCGAGGGCCTGTCATCCAACGTCGTCGGCGTCGGCCAGAGCCCCGGCATGGCCGTCATCAACGCTCAGCTCGCCGTCCAGCAGGAGATCGCGGAGATGATGCGCCGCATCGCCGAGAAGTATGACCGTCCGGTAAACGATACCAACTTCATCTATAAGCCTAAGCCGGATTACTCCGTGCCCGCCTACCCTCAATTCAAATAAGCCATGGCCATCGTCAAGAAAGGCAACGCCCTAGCCACGCCAATCCTGCAGCCTAATCCTAGGTTTCAGAACGACGGCTACGGCCTATGGACCGCAAGCCTTACGTTCAAGGTCGATAAACTAGGCTCTTCCGCTTCGTTCTATCGTGGCGCCCCTTGCCCCATCGCAGCGTTCAGTTTCTGCAAGATGCACAAGGCCGCCGTTCAGATCGGCGAACTTGATACTGATACTTGGACTGCAGACTACGTCGGTATCGACCCTGGCTACAATGGAGGCTCAAGGACTGACCCCGAGGTCGGTGCTTCGCAGGGTCTTACCAGCGAGCATATCAGCACGCACCCGAAGTTCTTCACTGCTGGCGGCATCGCAGGTCCTAAGCCGTTCACGGCCTCGACCATCGTCCCTGGCGAGTTCAAAGGACTCAACGGCGCTCACTTCGAGAAGGCTGACGGCGGAAAGTTCCTCGGGTTCAAGGACCCTGATGAACCGCTCTATTACGGTAAGACTAACTACCTTGCGCAGACGACCTCATTCTCAGGCCACTTCTACACGAGCACGTCGTCCACTCCTAAGAACTTGGTGGACAAGGTCGGTAAGACCTCTGGCAACGGATCCTTCATCAGCATTCCCCTGATGCCATCCTACATGGGCACCTCTTTCACTACGGGAACTCCGCCTCGCAATCAGCTCCTCCTGTCACAGGTCAACGTCGAGGACTTCGGCCTGCTGTTCAAGGTCCGTTATGAAATCCGCTTCTTCGCCGACGGATACCCTGCGACGGTCTACCCTGCCGCCTAATCATGCAACCCGGTCCCGGCTATAGGTTCTCATCCTCGTCCATGGGCATCACTCTGGACATCGGTGACCCATGGCCAGCGAAGGACACGGTGGATACCAACCATCCGTTCAAGGTCATCAACATGACCTATGACGCGCCTGGCACCGCTTGGCTTTATCAGGTCGTACCTGGCACTATGAATAACCTCGTGGCTCAGATCAACGAGGACAGCGTCTGGGTGTTCCTTAACCGCACGACCGCAGGCGTGCCTGACTGGCCTGTGTCCGTCATGGGTCCGTTCGACGCGACGACCCACCAGTGCTTCATCTACCTTCGGGTAGGCAAAGACCCATCGACTGGCGACTTCCCGAGCAACGACGACACCTCTTCGGCCTATCCTCGCATCGTCAACTCTGACGTGGAACTGGCCGACACGGACACCTATGGCTATGTGCTCCTAGCCGTGGCCACCGAGGCCGCAGGCCCGAGCATCACGGTGAACCAGTACGTGACTGGCTCCCTCTGGGGCGACCGCCTCAAGGTGGGTACGGAGACGGCCCGCTACTATTACGCCCGCATCTGATGGGAGTAATCATCGGACAGAACACCTCAGGAAGCGCAAGCACTTGGGCTTGGGTTCGCTCCCCCATAGGCAACAATCAGACAGGATACTCGGCTGGTTCGCATAGCATTGAGTTCGATTCTCCCGGGTTCATGACCGAGGACAACACGTTCTTCAGGTGCGACCGTGGTCCTTTCTGGGCCACCTTCTCCTACCTGTTCGTGACGACCACCGTGGACGGTCAGGTGGATATGTGGTTCAGGTTCGGCGCACGAAGCCAGCGCATCCTGGTCGAGGAGGACGAGGCTGAGCTACTAGGCGATCAAGTCACCTTGGACAACGCCAGCCAGACCATCGCGATCACGGCGGACGCTTACGAAGGCCCCTTCGGTTTCGGCCAAGAGCTTGACCCTGACTCGGCGGACATCCTCTCGGTGTCAAATTTCACGGCCTACTGACGGATAAAACCCGAAAAGGGGCACAATAGGTATACCTATGTCGAACAGTGTCACAGTCAGCCAGGGGAACACTTTCGCCTGCACCTTCACTTGGACGCCCGGGGCTACTGGCCCCGCCAACCTGCTGACGACCACCATCACCTCGACGGTGGAGGACAAGTGCGGCACGCAGTACCCTCTGACCGTGACCAAGGCGCTGGACGGCCTGTCCTTCACGGTGGCCTACGCTGGCGATACGGCCGACTGGCCGCTCGGCTTGGCAAACTGGGACATCAAGTTCGTCTTCCCCGGCTCGACGGTGAGCCGCTCCGAAATCTTCCGCGTCAACGTCATCGACTCCGTCACCGTCTAAGGCCATGCCCGACGCGATCATCACGTCCACGGCCTCGACCTTCGGGACCATCTCCGGCACCTTCGCGGCAGACCAGTCGACGGTCACCGGCACGGTCACGGGCATCATCACTGGCACGCTCTCGGGCAGCGTCGGCGTCCCCGGCCCGCAAGGCCCCGCAGGAAGTCCGGGCAGTCAAGGCCCAGCCGGCCCTCAAGGCGAACCCGGAGTCCCTGGCGTGGGCGTCCCTGCTGGCGGCACGGAAGGTCAGATCATCATCAAGGCTTCCGCCACGGATTACGACACCGTATGGGCGGACAACTCCGCCGAGACCCTCACGGCAACCGTCCGCAACGAAACCGGCGCGACCCTCACGAAGGCGACAGTCGTCTACATCACCGGGGCGGCTGGCAACAAGGCGCTCGTCTCGAAGGCTTCCGCGTCCTCCGAGGCCACGTCCTCGAAGACCTTCGCCATCCTTGCGGCTGACATCCCGAACAACCAGAACGGCACGGCGGTCACCGTCGGCCTGCTCAAGGGGCTGAACACGTCCGCCCTGACCGAAGGCGGTTCCCTGTGGCTTTCTACCACGGCTGGCCAGTGGACGCAGACGATGCCTACGGCTCCGAACCACGCCGTTTTCCTCGGCACGGTCACCCGCGTGCACGCTAATCAGGGCACTGTCGAGGTGCGCATCCAGAACGGTCTGGAGCTCCAAGAGCTCCATAACGTAAAGATCACGTCTGTCGCCAACGGTCAGGTGCTCAAGTACGACTCCTCGCAGTCCCTCTGGGTGAACGGCCTCGATGTCGGCGTCCCTGCTGGCGGCACGGCTGGCCAGTTCCTCCAGAAGATTGACTCGACGGACTACAACACGGACTGGGTCACGGTCAACCTCGGCAACTACCTGGTCAAGTCGAACAACCTTTCCGACCTTACGGACGCGGCGCTGGCCCGGACGAACCTCGGCCTCGGCACGATGGCGACCGCCACGGCTGCGGACTACTCGACGACCGCCGTCGCCAACGGCCTCTACTACCCGCTCTCGTCTAACCCTGCCGGATTCATCACGTCCTCGGCGTTGACTGGCTACGCGACCGAATCGTGGGTGACCTCGCAGGGCTACCTCGTCGATGCCCCTTCGGACGGGAATCAGTACCTCCGTCAGAACGGCGCATGGACGACGGTCAACTTCCCGCCTGACTTCATCACCAGCGTCACGTCCCCTCTGTCCGTCACCTCGGGCGACTTGTCCATCGACCTGTCGGCGTACGAGACGACCGCCAACGCGGCGGCGACCTATCAGACCATCTCGGGAATGTCGTCTTACCTGACGACCTCTGCCGCCGCCTCGACCTACTTCACGATCGCGAGCGCCGCGAGCAAGGCGAACATCGCTTCGCCGACATTCACCGGCAAGGTCACCACGGCGGCCTCGACCACTGGTGGAGCGGGCTTCAACGTCCCGAACGGCACCGCCCCGACCACCCCGGTCAACGGCGACATCTGGACGACGACCAGCGGCCTCTTCGCCCGCATCAACGGCGGCAACCAGCAGTACGCCCCGCTCGGTTCGACGAACGCCTTCTCGGGCACGAACACCTTCTCGAACGCGAACAACACCTTCGGCAACTCGACGGCGACCGGCACGACCAACATCGCCTCGGGCGCCACGCTCTCGGGCTCGACCAAGACGGTCAATATCGGCACCTCCGGCGTCGCTGGCTCAACCACGAACATCACGATCGGTTCGACCACGGGCACGTCGACGACCACGCTCCAGGGCATCACGAACGGCGTGACCGCGGCGGTCGATACGAACACGACCCAGCTCGCGACCACGGCCTACGTCGTCGGTCAGGGCTACCTCAAGTCCGCCACGGCCTCGACCACCTACGCCCCGCTCGCCTCGCCCGCGCTGACCGGAACCCCGACCGCCCCGACGGCGGCTAACGGCACGAACACGACGCAGATCGCGACGACCGCCTTCGTCACCGCCGCCGTGCCTGCCTTCGCCACGGAGACGCAGGCCATCTACGGAACTTCCTCGACGACGACCATCAGCCCCCTGCTCATGCGCTACATCATGAGCAACGGAGGCTACACGGCCTACACGTCCTTGCTCGGCAATTACTCGTCTTACGTCAGTGGCTCTGGTTCCATCCCGACGGTCTTCAGTAACTTCGTGCAGGTGGCCATCACTGCCGCAAACGGCAAGGCGGCGTTCCTCCCGAACAACAACGTCAGTTATCATAGCTTCTCCGGTCGCGGCGTCGGCGAACTGACCATCAACTGGACGAAGCCTGTCTGGTTCTCCTTCCGATTCAATTACAGCAACACCGGACAGATCGGCGACGCCAACACCATCAACCGCGTGACCATCGGCAAGGTCTCATCGACCTTCGGCGACCTCGGCAGCCGAGGCATCGGCGTACGCTGGACGGCAGGAACCTCCGGGGCGTTCACCGTGATGGCTCATAACGGCACCACGCTGTCGACCTCGGCCTCCGCCGTGACCGTGAGCAACACGACCTACTTCCCGACGACCAACGCCGCCGCCGACTTCCTCGTCTACTCCGACGGCGCAGGCAACGTCACCCTCTTCTGCAATAACGTTCAGGTAGCGACGACCACCGGCGGCCCGTCCTCCGGCACCTCCGCTGGCGTCCGTTTCACGTTCGAGACGGATAACACGACGAGCACCTCCGGCACCGTGACCTGTGACTATTCCGGCATCCGCACGATGCTCACCTACTAAAATGAAACACTATCGAGTCACCTGTTTGTTCCTCGCTGACTGGCCTTTCGTCGTGACCGCCCTTTTCGGCGACCGTCAGCCGAGCAGCAGCCAGATCGGAGGAAACATGGGCATCTTCAATTTCGACGAACCTATCGTCCCGAACGACCTCGGCCCTCTGGTCATCATCGAATCCGCTACGACCCCTTACCAGTTCCAATGATCACCCACCTCCTCGCCCTCCTCGTCGGCTTCGTCGCCGGTGCCCTCGTCTTCCGCAAGCACGCCGCCAAGGCCAGCGAGCTCGAAGCCAAGGGCAAGACCATCCTCGACGCCCTCAAGGGCAAGTAAGCCGTGCGCCTCGCCCTGGTCATCGCCCTCGCGGTCTTGGCTGGGTGCAAGTCCACGCCTAAGGCTCCTGCTCCGCTCCCTCCGGTTCCCCCGCCTGCCCCTGTCCAGCAGACCACACTCCTGCAAGTGTGGCAGGACGAGGTGGCGGAGAACCTTTCCATTTACACGGCCATCCGCCCCTCGCTGTCCGGACCCGCCTCGGCGCTTAACCTCTACGACTCCGCGACGCAGGGGCTGGCCTCCCTTTCAGGCGAACCCACGGTGAAGTCCGTCGAGCACTTCCGCGCTCTGGTCGCCAAGCCTGACGAGAAGATGCTCGCGGCTATCCGGGCGGAGAAGGTCGCCCTGGACAAGAAGACCACCGAGCTCGAAGCCAAGGTCGAGGCCGAGAAGCTCGCCCGACTCAAGGCCGAAGCCGACGCCGTGCAGGCTCGCAAGGACAAGGCCGAGGCCGACAGGCAGGCAAGCCTGACGCAGTCCGCCTCCGACCTCACCCGCTACGGCACATATGCCATCGCGGCTGGAATCGCCGCCCTGCTGTTCGGTCACCTGCTGGGCATCCAGAAGTGGGTCGCTGGACTGACGATCGGAGCGGGCGTGCTCGTCGCCTCCACCGCCAGACCCCTCATCGACTTCTTCGGCGGGGACAAGTCCGAGTATGTCCTGCTCGGCACCCTCGGTTTCCTCGCCCTCAACCTCGCCGTGGTGGCCAGCGTGAAGACATGGTACATGATTCGCCGCGAGAAGCACCCGAAAGCATGAGCGCCAGCCCCATCGACCCGGAGTCCATCCCGAAGGAAGTGCGTGACGGCGTGGTGGCTTCGGTCATCGGCGGCCTGTCCATGTGCGCGAGGCTCCTCCTCTCCCAGGAGAAGCAGACCTGGGGCTGGGCCGCTCGCCGTGTGCTCGCCGCCGCGATCACCGCCGTGGTCGTCGGCTACGCGGTGCAGGACTACATCTCATCCCCGGGCCTGCGGATGGGCGCCATCGGCGCGGTCTCTTACGCCAGCCCCGAAGCCCTCGACGCTCTGCTGCGCTGGGTGAAAGCCCGGGCAGAGCGGGAGGTCGAGAAGGTTTCCAAGCCTGCCAAGGCCAAGCCCCATGGGAAAGCCAAGCGCAAGCGGAAGTGAGTCCAATCTGCTGATAGCCGTCTGCCTGCTGACAGGGTTCGCAGGGCTGACCGCCGTCACCTCCGCCTGGACGGCAGGCTTCGTCCTCGACCAGCTGCAGAACACCGACGCCATGGTCATGCTGGTCACCGATGGGGGCATCCGCTCGGACTCCCAGCGGCTGGAGCGGAACCTGTCCTCGGCCACCCTAGCCCTGCAGTCCGTCCGTGACCTCGGCCTAGCCCTCTCGTTTGGATGCCTTGGCGTGGCCATGGCGGTGGGTTTCAGGCTCTGGCGGGGTAAGGACATCCCCAGCGGGTGAAGCCCCCTTCCTAGGGCAATCCTAGGGGGTAGCCGATTTACCGTTGACGACGCCCCCTGCCCGGGCAGTCTGGTCTTATCCCGCACAACCATGACCTCGCCTGACCCCCTGTCCGAACTCTACGCCCAGATCTTCAAGATGGTCGAGTCCGAGCCCCGCTTCAAGGTGGGCGCTCGCCGCACCAGCAAGCCCGCCCTCTCCCCGGCCATGCTGGCCAAGCCCTACAAGGGCGTCCTGCCCGAGTCCTTCGCCTGCGAGCCGAAGATTGACGGCGTCCGCGTGATCGTCGAGGTCTGTCGCGAGACGCACCTGGTCGTGTTCAAGACCCGCAATGGCAACCCGCTCCCGGCCATCCAGCACTTCGACGACGTGTTCTCCGCTCTAGCCACCCTGCACGGCGTCTACACCTTCGACTGCGAGGCCGTCTCCGGCAACGACTTCTTCGACGGCGTGGGCAACCTTCGCTCGCAGGAGCGTGACGACTCAGCCCGCCTCTGGCTGCTCGACCTGCCCGACGACGTCGGCACCTACGCCGCTCGCCGCGAACTGATGGCCAAGTTCGTCCTGCCGTCCACCGTCACCCTCGTCCCCTCGTTCTACAACCTGTCCCCGAACGACGCCTTCCGCCGATTCGTCTCGCAGGGTTTCGAGGGAGCCATGATCAAGGACACGTCCTCTCCCTATACGCAGGGCAAACGCTCCAACGCCTGGCTCAAGGTCAAGGCCGTGGACTCCGAGGAGTGCCCAATCGTCTCCGTGCATGAGGGCAAAGGCCGTCTCGCCGGAACCATGGGCCACGTGGTCGTAGAGCACGGCTCGCGTCTCGTCCGCGTCGGCGGCGGCTTCACCGACGAACAGCGCCGTCAGATCTGGGAGCAGCGTGACACCGTCATCGGCTCCTGGCTGGAAGTCTCCTTCCAGAACATGACGCCCGAAGGCTCCTTCCGCCACCCCCGCATCCGGGGCGACAAGTAAGTTTATGGACGACTTATTCTTCCTAAAGTATAAAACCGCCGGTGGATGGGAGGCTGTCATGAACCCGAAAGACATCAGCCACATCTACCCTAAGACCGGGCTAACCATCGTGACCATGCGCAACGGCCATGAGTTCGTCTTCGATTCGCCCTTGCAGGATTTCATCGAACGCATCTCAAAGGACATGGCAGAGGCCAGCCGATAACTTTTCCCCACCCGCACATGAACAACGCCGAATACCACGCCAGCCCGGCGGTCTCGAACTCGAAGCTCTCCCGCTTCCTCGAGTCCCCGCGTCTGATGAACACGCCCCGCAAGAAGACCCCTTCCCTTCGCTGGGGTTCTCTCGTCCATACCATCATCCTTGAGCCTCAGCTCATCGGCTCCGAATGGGCCGTCATGCCCGATGGACTCGACAAGGGCAAGGGCGCCAAGGCCCGCGAGGAGGAGTTCATCCTGGCTAACGAGGGCAAGGAGATCGTGAGCCACGAGGAGTTCGTCCAACTGTCGAACATCGCCACCGCCGTGCAGGAAGACCCGGAGGCCAACGCCCTGCTCTCCGGCGAAGGCGTCAACGAGTCCTCCTACTTCTGGACGGACGAGGCCACCGGCATCCCGATGCGCTGCCGACCCGACCGCTACCGCGACGACGGCCTGCTGGTGGACGTGAAGACTGTCAGGGATGACGGTCTCGACGAATATGCCTTCCGCCGTTCGGTCTTGAAGTACGGCTATGACCGCCAGAGCGCCATCTACATCGACGGCATCGAGGCCGTGACAAAGCGCCGCCCTAACGGCTTCGCCTTCATCGCCATCGAGGGCAAGGACGCCCCGGAGATTTTCGTCCAGGTGTTCGTGATGACCGAGGCCGACATCGAGAC